TGACCAACTTACATTTGAAGGTGCTTTAAAATGCCTATCCCAAGAACCTGCTGCAATAGAATTATCTAATAAAACTACTTCTGCAAATCCACCTGAAGGAACTGAAACTACTAAAGTATTAGAATTATTATTTATAGTTATTGCACCACTACTTTGATTATTGTTAAAAGAAAATATCGCACCATTAGGCAAAGTTGTTGCATCTGGCAATTTAATTGTTTGTCCTCCTGAACCTGTTATAGTATAAGAAGGAGTTGAAGCAATTGTTAAAACTATTTGCGTTCCTGAAGCTGCTACATTAGTAAATCCATCAAATAAGTTATTAGCAAATAAATTATGAGTACCTAAGTTTAAATCATTTGTAGCACCAGTATAAGGCACATATCCAGTCAAAGAAGGAAATGTAGTTAAATTACCTGCTCCGTTTATATATTGTCCTGAAGTACCAGCGAAAGCAAAAGCTAAAGTTCCAGCCGTTGTAATTGGAGAACCAGTTATTCCTATTGCACTTCCTGTTATACTAGCAGCTACCGATGTAACTGTACCATTTTGTCCGTTAGATTTCTGCCAAGTTCCACTTCCGTATAAAACCCAATCTCCTATCGCAAAAGTAATAGGACCAGCACCAAAGTTCACAGTACCTGCTACATTACATAAATATAAATCTCCAGCATCTCCTGTGCCGTTTACTAAAGTAGGAGTATTTGTTGCAGCATTCCAAGTACCTAAATAAGTAACTACCGATGAAGGCAATTGTGATACAGGAACTTTACCTCCTGAATCTAAAGTAGCAACACCATTAGCACCACCATAAGGAACTGAACTAACTACCCCACTCGTACCTGTCAAAACCCCTTCTAAATTCCTAACCTTTGCACCTGATGAAACAACTATTTGATTTGCCATTATTATTAATTTATAACTAAATTATTGAAAAAGACTTCTTACGAATTCTGTACTTTCTAAAGCCCTACTAAATGTTAAAATACCAGTAGAACTTACCCACTTCACTTGTTCATCAATTGGAGTTCCACTTGATAAAATTGCTTGAACATCAATACCACCTCTTGATACATAAAGACAAGACTTGCCTATCATATCTGTATAAGTTATTGTTGTTTCTCCACCTGCTGCAGTTGTTCCTTTCGTATAAACTGCTCCACCTGCTACTATTACCACTCCACTTGGATTTATTGTTGTTCCTGCTAAACCATAAGCACCTGAGCCTTGTAAACTAACAGAGTAAGTTCCTATGTCTTTATAAGGAGCATTAATTTGTAAACTTGTTAAATTACAATTGCCACTTATAATCACTAAACCATCTACTCCATTGTCTATAACAAATTTAACTAGAATTTGAGTTCTATTTTGTTGTTGTTGTAATAAGAAAAGATAGCCATAACCTGTTAAAGTTATTAACCCATCGCAATTTACTGTCCAAGTAGCTATGTCGTTTTTGTATTCACGATACCAAGCACTTGTTTGAGAAGTTACTTCCTTTTGGTCAACATTAACTGAAAATGAACAATTAGTTGAACAAGCAAATGCTATATCTCTGCCAGTCGGATAAGTTTCCGAAGCTGGTTCGTGATAATAGAGCATTATATTTTTTCCTTGTACTTTGTCTGCCATTTTTATTAATTAAATATATTGTATGTAAATAAGTTCCCAAATGTAGCACTTATATCAACATTTGATATTTGTAATAATGTTGCCTTTATTTCATCATTAGTATAATTTATTCCAGCATTACCTAACATATAAGAATAAGAACTAATATTTATTTGAGATGGGTCTGTATCAGTTGCACTAAATAATTTAGCACCATTTATATATCCATTAGATGTATTCCAACTACTTAAACTGCAATCTATATTTACTATGTTGTTACCAAAAATGTTCATATATTTTTGTAATAATAATTTTAATAAAGAACTATAATAAACGGCTATGCCATTTTCATACCAATCATATAATTCTTGACCGCTACTATTCAATAAAATACCTAATTCTGGTGCATATCCACTTTCAGGACTATCATACCCATAAGGTATTTCTAATGTTTTTACATATTGATTATTATTAACTTTATAACCAAAATAATCAACATTACTAGCAAAAGGGGTTACTGCAATTTTAAAATTACTTATTTGTATAAAAGTACCAGTACCAGCTTCAACAGATATTTTAAAGAATATTTGACCAGCTATTGGAGTAGACTTTGTTTTAATATTATAACTATTAACATCATTACCACTTGTACCAGTATATGCTGGTATATTCATAAAAGTAATAGTATTGTAAATCCAATTAGTGCCATCCCAATAATAATAATTTGTACCATCTGTTATATAAAAATAAACTATTGCTCTAGGCGAAGCACTTAAATCTTGCCCTTGAAATATCCAAGAAACATTTAAAAGATTATTACCATTAACAAATGGACCTCTTGCTGGATTACCACCAGCAGCCACCGCAATTTGTATAGCTGCCGTTCCTGTTGAACCTCTTACAAGTCTATATTGTGCAGAAGTATATGTAGGGTCATCAACTATTGTTACACTAGAACCAACACCAGTTGCAGAAGCATTCCAATTTGAAGCTAAATTACCACTATAAGGTCTAAAATTACCATTAGAAGCGTAATTATCTGCAACACCAATATTAATACTTTGTTGAAGTTTATTATAACCTTTTCTTAGTAATTTTATTTGAGAATTATCAATAAAATATAAATTACTTGTATTCCCAGCATAACCTTGTATTTGTGATAAAGTATTTATTGTTCCGCTACTTACTACTGACATACTTGAATCATATTCAGTATAATAAGCATTTACATTAGCAAATTCATTAATAGCAACAATCCACCATTTACCACCCGCTTGAAATATTCTACAACCAAAAGATTTAACAATATTTGCTATTACAGTTAAACAATCTATATAAACATAATTATTTAAAAATGTTCTATTAGGTAAATATGTTTGTATAAATGGTTCACTATAAGCATGGTCACTTCTATTACTCATACCGCTAGCAAAATAAGAACAGACTATTTTTAAATTTGGGTTATCTGGTAATCCAATTTGATTTAAACCTAAATTAATATAATATAAAAGGTTATTTAATTGGTTTGAATTAACTGATAAATCAATAGGTAAAGGAATGTCTCGTAAAATACCCAAGCCATCTACTGCGTTAAAAGAAAGTTGTCTTCTACCAGTTGAATAACCAAATTGAACACTATCACTTAATACCCATCCTTCCCATTCTAAATCTAAATCAATATATAATTTAGCATTATACTTTCTATCATTCAAAGTAACCAAGTTTGGCATATTTGTAATGTTATCAGTAACATCTAAAACAATATTTAATTGACTAGCAAAAATAGGCTCAAATGGGTCATCTGAATTAGGAATATATTGTAAGTCTATATGTACGCCTTGATATTCTATAACACTTCCAGAATAACCATCTTCAGCTAAATATAAATAAGCTATTTTACCGCTTTTAGTTGCAAATGTTGCTTTGTATTTATTTGTATATGCCATTATGAACCTCTTCTTAGATTTAAAGATGTATTTGACCTTGTCAAAGCTAATACTAAATCATTACCTTTTATTACAAATGCACCACCAGAAGCAGATTCTCCACTCATAGCATCGGCAGTAAAAGTAGTTCCAGATAATGAATTTGTAGTTTTTGATGATTTAGGTACAATACCTAATATTCCTCCTAAAGTACTCAAAAACCCTCCTCCAGAAGTTGTTGTTGTTGATGCGCCACTAACTGGTCCAGTTAAACCTAACGCACTAGCAATTAATTGAAATAAAGCTGCTTGAATAACTGCCGCTGCTATCTTTTCTGCTAATCTGCCAAACATATCTCCTAAAGCCTTGCCAATATCTTCGCCTTTTTGCATTGCATCCCAAAGACCTATTATAGCACTTGTTGCATCTTGAGCAATTGTTTGAGCAAATTGTTTATATGCTTCATCTTGTGCTTTTAAAGCATCTAATTTTTCTTTATCATCTGCTCTATTTTTTTCAGCTATTGGAGCAGCCATTTTACTTAATATATCTCCAATTCCACCTTCTTCCTTCATTTTATTTGCCAAGTCTTTAGCTTTGCTATTAAAATATGAAAGTCTAGCTTTTTCTTTTTTATATGCTTCTTCTGGTGTTTCTCCTAAAATGTAACTAGTATCTTGTTTATCTATTCTTTTCTTAAGCCTTTCCATCCTCAATTTGTCAAGATTATCATAGACTAATTGTTTATAATCTACTTCTTTTGCAATAGTAGTTGGTTTAACTTTATCTGGATTAAAATTCAATCCCCCTTCTTGTGATATTCTATCTGCTTCTGTTTGAGCAGTTTTAAATATATTTTGATAAGCAGTTACTATTGCTTTTTGTGCATTAACTTCTACATCCTTAAACCCTTGAGCAGTCCTTTTATTAATGTCTTTATAATTAACTACATCAATTTGACCAGATAAAGTAGCACCACTAACAAAACCTTTATATTCACTTAATGGCTTTTGTTCAAGTAATTTTTGTTTTAATAATTCTTCTGCTGCTTTTTTAGATGCTGCATCTGCTAATGCTCTTTGGAATGAAGCCTTTATATAGTCTTGTGTTTTATCTTGAAATACCTTTTCAGCTTCATTAATGTTTTTCTTTACTCCAAAATTTTCGCCTAAAGTTTCATTATATATTTTTAATGCAGTTTGTCCACTTAATACTCCTTTATGATAAGAATTAAATGCAGCTTCTACTTTATTTACTTTTTCTACTGCACTTACAAATGAACCTCCAATACTATCTAATGTTGCTTTATATTCTTTTGAAACTTCACTATTTGCAAATAATTTCTTTGTTGCTTCGCCAATTGCATCACCCCATTTTAATATTATGAATGTTGCAGCAGAAAGTGCAAGACCAATACCTCCAGCACCCATTAATGAAGATTTTAGTTCTTGCATTACAGAAGTATTCCCTTTTGATTTTTCGCTTAATCTTTGGAATGATTCTAGTAAAGGGTTAAGGTTATTTGCAATACCCATAAACCCATAATTCAAGTCTTGTAAAACACGACCAGAATTAATTAAGGCTTGATTTGCTTCATTTGAAGATGAACCTACTTTTTTAAATTGAGTTTGTAAACCTTGAGTCCCTTTAATTACATCCTCTATGGCTTTTAGTGCTTCTTTATTATCAGCAGTAATTATGACGCTTAAAGTTTCTGACATCTTATTTTAGTTTACTCCATACATTTTTAATGTTCTTGCCAATTGTTCATCCGTTAACATTATCTTTTCTTCTTCTATTTCTACATCATCTAATAATGGTATATGCCAAAATGTTTTTAATGATTTTGGTGATTTTTCACTTGTACTACTTAAGTATATAATATAGGCAAGGTTTCTAGTCCTTGCCCATTCATTTAACTCATTCTTCTCTTTTCCTTTTGATATAATAGAAAAGTCCTTCCAAGTCATATCCCAAAATTCATTAGGTCTTATTCCACATTCAGCAGCCTTAACTAAAATATCATCCCAATTTAGCTTTATTAGGCTTTTTTTTTTCTTCTTCTTTAACATCGTTATTTACTTGTAAAACTGTTTTGTCTACTATAAATTTAACAAAGTCAACTAATTGTCCTTTGGTTTGAAATACTCCCCCAATTTCATCCAACCATTCGCATACATCGTTTTCGTTGTATTCTATTGATTGTTTATTCTTAATACAAGCAGCTTCGTAACCGCATTGTACTAATGAAATTAAAGTATTAATATTCAATCCAGCATTTGACATAAGGTCGAAATAACCACTAATATCAGTATTGTTTTTAGTAGTAAATAAACGCATTGCCAAAGTACCCCAATCAAGGAGTATAGTTTTGTTGTTCAGTCTTAATTCAAACATAAGTTATTTATTATGCAGTTGTTGTTTGTGTTAATGGTGGTACAGTTACTACGAAAGTCGCAGAAAATTTAACATCATCTTTATCAGCAGCGTTTACATCAAAGTTTGATATAAATACTTGACCTGAATACACAATATCTCCTGTTGTTGGAGTTGCTTTACCCATTTTCATATTGAAAGCAGTTTTTGCAGCGTGAGCAGCATATAAAGACTTATAAGAATCTTTACTTGCAACACCTGTTTCATCAATTGCAAAACCATCTCCTTTAAAAGATTGAGTAAATGAAGGACCAGCTTGATACAAGTCACCACATTTTGAAGTTGCATCAATAGTGTTAACAGTTGATGTCATTGAGTTAGTTGTAAGACAAGCGACTGGTTTAAATGTTCCGTCTCCGTCTATGTCAGCTAATAGGATGTAGTCCCTTGCTGATACTTTTGTTTCTGCCATTTTATTTAATTTTGAGTTATTATTATATTATATGTTATAATCGTTCTAAAGACATTATCTAAAGGGTTTAAACCATCTAAATTTCTAACACTTGCAACACTTAAAGCTGAGGAAGTAAATCCGTTGCTTAAAGTAATTTTTGTATCAGAATTTATATTAGCTAAAACCAAATTGCTTATTTCTTCCGAACGTTTATAGCCAAAGTTAGCATTTTTTGTGACAATGTCCACTACAATAGATATTGAATTTGTGTAACCTATTTTACCTTGTTCTTGACTAGATGACCTTCCATCCAATATTATGTATTCATTTTCAATATTATCAGGAGCAATTCCATCATATACACCTAAACTAGTAACGCTTACTAATTTAGTGTAAAACCATTTTTTTATTTCTACGTTAGGATTTAGCATTTAGTAATTTTTTTAGTCTATCAAACAATTTAGGTTTCTCTGCTTCGTATGCTGGTATTAAAAATGGTTGTGGTCTAATCCCTTTTTTTAATATTGAATATGCTATTCTTTCAGCCATTCTTACATCTTGGTCAAACTTTTGCGACTTACTTCCAATTCTTTTTCTTGTTTTAACATTATAAGTAGCATCATTTGGTTTAATTCCTTTTCTTTTAATCCATTCAACAATAGCCATTAAAAAATCGTAATATGTACCACTTTTAATACCTTTAAATTGAAGGGCAAATGATTCATAACCACTAGGGACTGAAACCTTACCACCTGTACCAAATTCAACATAAGGAGCATAAGAAGCATCAACAATTACTTTACTAGTTAAGCCATTTACAGAAGATTCGGCGTGAATACTTCTTCTTAATGTACCAAAATTTACTGGAGCATTTCTTTTTGCATCACGCTCTATTTTTAATGAAGATGCACTAATTTCTTGAGCAACCTCTTTAGTAAGGTTGTCTTCAATAGTTTTTAACCTTTTCATAAGATTAGGCAAACCAGTTAGATTAAGTGCAAATCCAGCCATTATCCGTTCATTATTATTTCCAAGAATCTATGTTGATTATCAACGTCGTTTATTGATTGAATTGTGTACATTTTACCCTCTATTTCTAATTGATAAAAATCAGCAATTGTTAATCCATATCTTAAATAAACCTTAGCATCTTGATAAAAGGTCAATTCCGATTCTAATAATGTTCTTGTACTTTTAGCAGGTCTAAAGTCTCCCCATACAGTTTCTTGTAAGGCATAAGTAGTTGTGTAACCACCTTGTCCGTCGCTAGTTTTAGTAGGCACATAAACACCAACCCTACGAGTCATTGTAGATGCATTTAGATTATTATTCTTCTTTTGACCTATCTTCATATTATAATATTGGGCTAGTTCTAGTATATCTTTGACAAGCTCTCCAAGCCTTCTCACATACCGCATAAGAGTCATAATGCTCTATATCTGCTCCTCTGTTCTCATAGTCGAAGTTAATTTGGTCCAAAATGGCTATTTTAAGCTCTTTAGGGACACTTGCGAACCCACTTGTATATTCTGCCCTCAATTGATTCCAAATAGGGAAATTAAGGCTAGGATACTGCCCACCGACTAAACGCAAATTAGTAGCTAAAATTTCAGTATTATTAACATTATCGTAAAGTTTGAAAGTTGTAGGGTCTATTGGTCCATAAGGAATATTGTAATTCCCAGCAGGATTATTAAACCATATTTTAACAGTCTTTTGTACTATACAAGTCCCTGTCGCTTTTTCAATAGCTTCCCTTGCTTCAGTAATTAAGTCAGTAATTAAAGCATCATCTGCCGAAATTGTCACACGACAATAGTTCTTTGCTTCTGCTAGAGTTACTGGTTCTGTTGGAGTTCCAACATTCGTAAGGGTAAAATCAATTAAATAATTATAGAAAGACATAATCTCTTTTTTACAAATTTACATTAATTATAATAAAAAACCCCCACCTTTAAAGTGAGGGTCTTTATTTTCTATATTATATTAAATTATGCATTCAATGTAGCATAGATTGCAGAACTAGGCAACATTAAGTTGATTGCCTCGTAACACTCGATACGAGCAGTTACTAAGTTCTTTTGGAAGTTGTCGCTATCCTCATAAGAGAATTCGATTGCAATTCCTTCTACCTCTACTCTTTCGATGTAGTCAGAGTCAATTACTAAAGCTTTATCATTAGTAACCCAAGTTGCAGAAATAACTGGTACACCCCAGATAGTGATGTCGCCACCAGTACCGATTTGTACGCTACCAGAACCTACATAGTAACCAGCGTTGATTGTGTCAATCAAGATTTTTGATTGTTGTGCTGGAGATACTAAAATGTAAGAAGGGTTAAAGTTAGCAGCTTTTTGGTTAGCTATCAATTGAACTAATTGCTTTAAGTCAACAGTTTCAGTTGTAGTTGTAGTTCCAGTTGCAGCACCACTTACAGTTGTGAAGAAAGAAGCATTCTCTGCTTTGAAGAAATCTCTTTGTAACATTCTTGGTAAGCTTTGGCTTAAGAATGGTAAAGATTTCATCATTTGCTTAGAGAAACGAGAGAAACCAGCGATGTAAGAGTTTACAATCTTAGTTTCAGTTAAGCTATAATCGTTAGCACCTTTTAATGCACCTTCAGTTTGAGCACCAATGTTGTTAGTTAAACCAGTGTTCTCTTTGTAGAAAGTGTAAAGACCGCTTTCAGAACGTACAGTTGGTACTAAATCACGGAAGTTAACTAATTGTGCTGGTTGCAATGCTGGACGTAAAGCATAGCTAGTTACTGGGTTACCAGTTACGTTACCTGCGATAGTCATAGTCTTTGCTTCAGGCATTTCAAGACGGAACTTACCACCTTTTTTCAAAGTGTTCTCCATTTCTTCTAAACGACCTTCCATTTTCTCAGCTACTAATTCATCAAAGAATTTTACTTCTTTAGATGCAGCAGTTTTCTTTTGTGCGAAAGCTACGTCGATTTGCTTTTGCATTTCATCTTTTACGACGCTTACAGATGATTTAACATCTTCGATTTGACCTGCGAATCCCTTCACATTTTCAGCCATCTCTTTAATTAAGTCTAAATTTTCCATTTTTACTTTTTAAATAATTGATTAAATTGTTTGATTGCATTTAAAACCTCTGCATCTTTATCTACTGATTGTTTCGGCTCAATTGTCTCTTGTACGGATTGAGTGATATCCAATGCCAATAAATCTGTTTGGATTTTTTTTATTTGAATTTCCATTAAAGCAAAAGTCTCGTCAGTAAACTTTCCGTTCCTAAATGACTTTAATAGTTTTTCTAGCCTTGAGTTTAAATCCTCCTTTGTTTGTGACTTAACACTTAAAGTTGGAGTTTCTGGATTAGCACCCCATAGAACTGCTGAACCTTCGTAAAGTTTCAATTCTGTGATGTATCTAATATCCTTTTTTTCATCTTGTCCCATATTAGACTTGATAGTGCTGAACCCTATTGAATGTTGGTTAATTAAACCAGCATCATAAAGTTTTAGCATATCAGTTCCTTTTTGGGTTTCTACTATTGGAGTGATTGCGACTAGCATATCTCCTTCAACATAGATTTCTTCAGGTTTACCGATTACATTATTCATATCGGCTTGATGGTCCACTAAAGCATAGATAAGATTCTTTCCTGCTGGACCTCTTTCCATAAGAGTTTTAGTAAACGCTTCAGGAACGATAATATCTCCATCTAAATCGATATTATTCATTCTTGACCAAACGGCTTTAACCCTTCTTGTTGAAGTGTCAACATCCATTATGCCATTCGCTATATCTTTTGATTGAAATTGTTTCATCTTTGACAAAGTTATTATATTTTTTTTATTATTGTAAAGCCTCTCCGATTAAGTTACCTATTTGCATTCCTAATAGATTACCAATGATTCCCCAAATAACACCTACACGACCAACAGGAGGATTATCTGTATATGTTTTTAGTTTACCATCATTTCCTCTAACTGCTTCGTAACCCATAGTACATCTGCAATTGCAAACATTAGCAGCACTTGCTTTTGAGTCAGCTGGATGGTCCATTAATTCATAACCTAATCCTGTTCTATCATTAGGAACTTTAAATTGTTTTTCCATTGGTATTTTTACTCCATCCATAACTAAATGGTCTGTGTGGTCTCTTGGTTCACGTCTTGTTCTGCTATCTTGAGCAGAAATCCATTCTTTCATTGTTACCAACCCTGTGCTTATTGCACCTATTTGTGAGCCTAAGTTAGCTGCTCTTGCAGTTTCTGTTCTAGCAATAAGTTCGGCACGATAATCAGTTATTCCAGCTTTCTTAAGATTGTCAATAGTTTCATTTAAAGGAGTTCCTTCGGCTAATGACTTTTGAATGTAGTAATCAATTTGATTCTTTGTAGTATCGGTAATATTTTGTGCTAAAGTGCTTAATCCGTCAACTTCTAGCATCTTTAGAATAGTATAAGACCAAATATCGGTTTGACTACTCTTTGTTTCTATCGTAGTATAAAACGCTTTAGAGCCTTTTTTAACGTCTTTGTATGCTATTGCTGCCATTCTATTGCCCAAAGCCAAATGGAGCTTCTTAATGGTCGTTTCTAGGCTTTTAGAGGATATTGCAGAGAAGTCTTGGGTACGACAAAAAGTATTAACCTGTTTTTGTAGTTCTTCTTTGAACTTAGGCGAATACTGTTTAAGTGCGTTATTGTAGAGAGTTTTATATTGACTCCAAATCATTATTTGTCGATATTATCTATCATTTTACCAGCTGCTTCAAATACATCGGTTTGCTTTTGCTGACCTGCTCTTTGGCGAATAGCAATAAGTCCTGCTCTATCTACATTCTTAAAATCGCTTGTAAAAATATAATGCCAATGTTCTTTTGTCTTTGGGTCTGCATTTGCATCAATACCTAAATGCCATTTGCCAAAGGCTGCCATTCCGTTCTTTTCTATGTAGGCATTTTCCTCACTAGCAGATGGAGCATTCCAAGATGAAGGAGTAATTACTTTACCAGCACTAATTAAAGAATTAGCGTGTCCTATTCCACTTGTATTTTTACCTGTGGTTTTTTTACCTTCTATTTCACTTTTTAAAGTATCTAAAAGACTAAGGAATTTATTTACGTTTGCCATTATTTTAAAGTTAAAAGGTATAATGTTTCAGCTATTAATTCTGCGATTCCGTCAATTTGATTTTGTATCCAAGATTCTTGGAATGTTACCATTCTTTCAGCTTGAACCTCTACATATAATGCTTGGAAGTATGCTTGTACTTGTTCAACGCTTTGATAATCAACTGGGTTAACTAATTCATATCCCATTGGTCTACCATAAATGCCGCTTACACTTTCTACTAAACCATCAATCAATCCTACGATAGATGAATAATAATTATCCATTGCTTTATGGCAAGAAAATGAAGTTGTTTGATGATGGAAAACAATAGCTTGTTCGTTAGATTGCTTTAAACAATAAACTAAGTCAACAAAGTTATCCATTGGAGTATCTTCCATTGGTTCGTTTTCTACTGGTTCTACTCCCATAATAGGAGTTTCTGTTGCAGACATTTCTACATCGCTAAATGCTTTTGTCTTAAATTGTTTTTCTAACTCTTGGATTTGATTCTCGAACTCTTTTATATTTTTCATTATTTAGTATTTAATAAGTCATCTATATTTTTAGGTAATTGAATTGGTTGGTAAGTATCTAATGGCTGAAGATTGCTAGGTATGTATATTTTACTTAGTTCATCTCTTAATTCATCTGGAACGTGAATGCCCATTTCCTCATACTTTTGAATAGGAGTTAACCACCAAGCCTTATCTAACCAATCAACTTGCATAACTTTATTAGCTTCAAGTTCTTGGTAAACAGTTAAATCGTAATCAATAAATACATCTTGTTGATTTGCATATCCCCAATCTGTATGAAGTTTCTTGTTAAAGTCATCTCTTATCTCATTCAATAAAGGAATAGCACAACGCAATGTCAAAGCCTTTTCACCTTCCATTTGATTGTTATAAGTCTTGTTCATTGAATCATTCATCAATTGGCTAGGCACTCCGTAAACATTACATAAAGAAACCATATCCCATTTCTCTGATTCTAAGATGCCTAATTCAACAGGACTTAAACCTATTTCTTTCCAATCTACTTTATAACCTGATACTGCTATTTGATTAAAGTTAGAAGAACCTGCCTTTTCGCTTACAGACCTTTTTAATGCAGCAGCTTGTTCGCTTCCACTTATTGGGTCAAATCTATCATCGTTCATAAATAATACTCCTGCTGGTCCACCATTTTGAAAAGCTGATACGGCAGCAGTTTTTGCTTCGTTACTTCTAGTTAAAGTTCTAGATGCAGCCTTTAATGGTGATTGTCCATAAAGTTGATTACCTGTAATATTCCATTGTGGGTTAAAATATTTATCGTGTAATATTTCTTCTCTCTTAAACGACCATAACTTACCAAAGTAAAGTTGATAACCAGCAACCACAGGAGGGAATATTTCTACGTTTGCTATGATAGCCATATATTGAGCAGGAAGTACATTAATAGACAAAGGCTTACCCATATTAGCACCACCTTCAATCAAACGACCATATACAAAAGAGTTACCAGTAACTAATTTAAACGCACACCATTGTTCTACTACATCAGCCCAAGAATCTTCATCATTAGGATGTTTAAGTAATTCGTTTAATCTTGCATCGCCAGTATATTCTTCAAATGCTTTAGTTCTTAATTCTAGAACATCTTTCCAATTCTTAATCTTTTCAGGTTGGCTCATCAAAGCCTTATACTTTTTAGCAGCAGGTTCATTGATAACCTTAAAAACACTAAAAGGAGCAAGTTTTGCTTTATCAGTAATTAGTTTTACAATTGAATAAACTATATCATTTGCACAATAACCATCGTTAACAAAAGATTGAGCATCTGCTCCTTGCCAAGTTACAATCCCTCTATTTATTGAAACTGTAGAACCTAAAGGACCAGTCATCGGTAATACGGATTGCAAAGGTTTTGAGGCAGTAATCTTTTTCTTGGATAAGAAATCCCAAATAGCCATATTATTAATATTTAGTCAAAGTTAGTTATTTTATACTAAAATACAGAGACAACAAATTTTGGAGTAAATTCAAAATACATTCTCATAGCTAAACAATCCGAAAAGTCTGGCGAACGACCTATCGCAGCTTTTACTTTATCCTTTGGTATTATTCCTTTACTTCCGTCATTGTCAACATATTTTTGCTTTACTTGTTCTAGTTCTTCTATTATCATTTGCTTTTGCTTTCCGTCTGCATTGATATACAATTTGCTATCGTTTATTAATTCGGCTAGTTTGTAATAGCATTGAGATTTTAGATTGTCGTAGTTTTCTTTTGCTCTTGTTATTGGATTGTCTAATGCTCTTGAATTGTTTACGAATCCTTTGCAACCCCTAATAAGGTCCACACAACCACCTCCGACACCATCTTCATCTATACAAATGTTAGAATAAGGAACTTTATGCTCTAATGCAAAGTTCTTTATAAGTTCAGCAACTTCAACAACCGATTTACCATTGAATTGATATAATTTAACACGAAGTCCACTCCATATCCCAATGACAGTACTATCAGAGCCAAAACGTGCCACATCGCAAGTAATATAAGGATTGCCGCTAACAACAAAAGCATTGGTAAATGCATCAAGTATTTTTTCATAGTCTATTAATTGTGAAGGGTCAGAGGAATATTCCCAGTTACCAAAGAGTAATCTTTCTTTGCTAACCTTATCTAAAGTTAAAAGGTTTTCTTTATAGTGCTTGGATATGTAAGGGTTATCATCTATTAACGAAGCAATAAATCTTTTATTGTTTGATATTGTTCCGTCTTGTTCAGGTTTGTAGAATTCAGAGTAAGCCCAATTCTTTGCTGGGTTACAAGTATAAAGAATCTTAGGGACCAAATCGTTCTGGTCTAATTGGAATCTTATCCTTGACTTGATAATATTTCTAGCTTTGTCATCTACTTGATTTGCTTCGTCAATGAAAGCATCTGTAATCTCCAACGAACCTAATTCATCAAAGTTAGGGTCGGAAGGATAGGAATATAGGTCCTTTAGTAGAATAGTAGAACCATTTGGGAACTCTATTTGGCTAGTTTGTCCATTGAATTTGTAATGCTTACCAGCTTCAAGTCCTTGCATTTTAGCTATCTGGAAGAATGAAACTAAGGTAGTTTCTTTAAGTGTCTTTAGTACGGCACGACCAATCAATCCTCTAGTATTAGGATATTTTAATCTTTGTTTTAGTTGCCAGTAACAACCAAGAGCCGTTTTGCCTCCGCCTCAACCTGCCCCGCCTCCAAAAAGAACCTCGTTTGTGCGAGTATCTTCAAGAAGATCAAGGGCAGTAGTTTGTTTTATTGATAGTTCCATTATAGGCTTCCCGTATTGTTAACGTATGTTTTCTTTTCATCCCAATTAATTGTCATTCCTCCACTTACTTCGACTTCATTTGTTTGCTTAGGCTTACCTTCTAATCGGTCTAAAAGTATCTCATAAGCCTTTAAATCTCCTTTTCTTGCCTTAGCTATTATTTGCATGTCTAATTGTTCAGCAATAGTAAATTCTTCTTCTTCGCCTGTAACCGGATTCTTTGTAGTGGTAACTAATTCTAATAATTTTAATAATCTTGTCTTTGAATTTAACACTCCTTTACCTCTACCCTTTGGGTTTCTAACTTCTCCTTTTTGTGCCGGTATTAAATTTTGTTCGTTTGCCATATCTAA